GTGTCTCGGCATTGACCGCTGTTCCACCGCCACGACCGGTAGAGGTTGCAGTACCCGCAGTATTAACCACAAAACTATCAAAGTCACCGGCGTCAGTAACAGTGAGTGCTGTGTTCAGTTGGGCTGCAGTAATACCATTCGTATCAACGCAGCCACTCAGCAGTACGTTTGAGCCCACTGTGTAACCGTGGTTAGGCATATAGACACGTACAGTACTTTCGGTATCAGTCGTTTCAATCGGCTGAGCTTCAAGAGCCCGTTCCTGTGTCGGCACGTTCTCAAAGTATGCGTTAGTCGTTGAGCCAATATTAAATGCTGCACGCTTGACCTGGAACTTCAGATCACGCGATTGATCAGGTGTCCATGTCGAACCGTTCTGAGATTTGAAGAACGAACCGAGTGATGGCTGTTTAGTAATACGGCTTGTGGTCGAACCAACCAAGAACTCTTGAGTTACTGCGGTCCAGATCTCATAATCGATAGACTCTGCTAGTACGACGATGGCATACTCACGGAAACCTTCAAGATAAACCGGCGCATCGAACGTAAAGGTTGTTGAAGTACTTGCGTCCGCTGACACGTTGACCGAAGCCGGAGCCAACATCTTCTCAGCACCTGGAACGACATTCGTCGTAGGAAGGCCTGTTTGCATCTCACGAAGCTGAAGACGTACAGGCGTAACCGCAGCCTTTGTCTTAAAGTACACATCGACCGAAGTAACATATGCACCAGACTGCTTTTCGATTAAGAATGACTGAGCAACTGGATCGATGAACCGTGGTGGTTGCGTGACCACCGGCCGAATCGTTGTGATAGTGGTCTGCTGTGTATCGAGTGTACCTGTCGCAGTGTATGACGCAAACGCTTTGGAGACAGCATTCGCATCAGTCGTAGCAGCAAAGTCAAGGACCTTAAACTCGCGTGTACCAGTACCAAACCGTACGGCGTCAGTATTCGGGATGAAGAACGAACCTTCGATCGTACCGTTTGCATCAGATATCAAGTCACTCGAACCCTCAGGGTGAGTAGACAATACTGATGGATCAGGAACGTTAAGAGTAAGTGAGCCATCAGTGGCAACACGAACAAAGGTTTCTTCACGACACCAAACAGAGACGTCGATACCATCAAAGTATGGACGATGCTTAGTGTTTGGCAAAAGACCTTCCATCTTAAAGAAGACCTTCCGCGAGCGAATGAACGGAATCAATGTCGTGTTGACAATACGTGACTCAGTCGTTTCACGAATGCCACCTGGGAGAACCCGAGTCGTTACGCGTGGTGTTAGTGCCATTTTAATAATTCTCCAATATTATCTTGCTCTGAACCGTACACCGGATCCGAGAGTATTGTCAATCCCCCCGCCGCCGCCACCGCCGCCAGTATTAGTATTGATGGTTGGCTCAGGCTCAGTGAAACCACCCCAGTTCCATTCCCAGTTGTTAAAGTTCTGTTCTTGTGCAGGTGACACCACTCTCTCGGTATCAACCTGAGACACAGACCGTGTATCTGTATTTATGTCTCTCCACTCGTCAGACTCTGGAGACAAGGTGATCATACCTGTTCCGGTGATAACCGCGTATGGGTTCACGTTAACCGCAGACGACGCTTGTAACTGGCTGACTTCAACCGACTCGGTATAATCCATATACAAGAAGTCACCTTTGATGACAACGTTTGTTGATGTACTACCGTCAGTCGGTGACGACTGATAAACCATACGGATATTATCCTCTTGGAATGTCGGACGTACTTCACCAACACGTGGATCAATCGATGCACGATATGCTGCGTTATTAAAGTCTGCGAACAGATGGTCTTCGAAGTTATCAACAAAGAAACCAGACTTGAATCGGTTGTTACCATCCTCATCGAGGACATCGAGTGTAGCAGTCTCAGACTCAAGAAGTGATAATGTTGACCACTCTTCGACGCGTGAAACACGCTCTTCGATACGACCAATGTCACGCATCGTGTAACGTTTATTGTCGACAAAGGCCATAGTTACGTCAGTCTCGTCAAACGTACCAGCGTTAAACAAGATGTGATAGATTGCCATAGCGTTTGCAGGCGTCTGTGGTGGGACTGGGTTCAGTGATGGGATACCACTTGCAAACCCGAACTCACCATCTGAGGCAATGTACAGAATATCGATACGCGGAAGGTGGTACTCGACATCGGCCTGAATCGTTTCGTTGATCTGTGGAAGATCTTGAACAACAGCACCTGCTCCGGTGTAACCTGTTCCAGCGTCGTTTATGACTGGTCTGAAGTCGTAGACATCGGCAAGGAAGATTGACGAACCGTCCGGCCTGACATACGTAGGTATATCAGAGTAGGAACCAGCAGCAACAAGATTGTCATAAGAGTCGACAGCAAAATAGTCACCGGCAGCATGAGCAAAGTAGCTAAAAGAAACTTTGACGTTACCAGTAGGTGCAACCGCAGTCGCCTTAAGAGTAAGTTTACCAATGCCATAATAGTTATCCCGTTGTCCGTTGTCAAGAACATAACGACTTGTAATGTCCGCATCACCAGCGCCAACGTCCTTAACAGAGACGAGTTGATAGATATCGTGTGCCGCAGTACCACCATCAGCAAGTGTAACCACATTACCGACAGGTGTAATGACTTCGTCAACAACATCAGTCTTCGTCTTAGGCCTTTGGACAGGAGCATCCTTATCGAGGTATGCAATCATCTTATAACCAGCAGACGCATCAAGACCTGTGATTGTAACTTCGTCAGTGCCAACAGTACCGATAGAGCCAGATGCATCAACCGATCCATCAGAGTCTTTGACCAGAATCCAGTCTGAGCTATTTGCCCACTTCTCATCAGATGATCCAGAGTCGACAGTAACCGAACCCGATCCGTCAGTTGTGAATGTCACATAACGTTGAACACGAATAGACACGTCGGACAGTTGCTTAACACGATCTTGTGGATGGTAGAACAACAATGCGTTTGTACCAGTGTCATGTAATACTGCACTATCAGTCGTAAGCTCTGTTCCGCTTGCATCAACAAGGTTCGCTTCAAAGCCAGTAGCCTGCAGGTCACGAACTGCACTAAAGCTTCCTGAAGACATGGACACATCAAACAGGTAATAACGATATACTGAAGCAGACTCTTTTTCAACTGCACGAACTCTAGCAGTACCAACGACGGTATCACTTGAGTTACGTAAGTTGACTTGTGCGAAGGTACCAATGTTTGGCAAGCCAGTATTGTCACTGCCGTTTGGTGCTTCAGCACGAACATAGTTACCCAAAGGAGTAGCCGTACGTGAACTGTTACGCTCACCTGTTACTTCGGCTTTGTTACCCTCGATGGTCGTTGAGGTTGTCTTGTTAACTTCGTAACCACGGACATATGCACGACCAGGATCAGCAACAAAGTTCAACTTTCCACTGGTACTCGATGGCTCAACACGAACAATGAATGGGTTGACTGTATAGTTGCCAGACTCATCATATGTACGACGTGCAAGCTCATCACCCAGTAGACCGTATTGTGTACGTGTCAGGGCTTCAACGATGACTGCATTCTTAATCGTAGCAATAGTGAAGTAGTCTTGTGTACTTGCGTCGACGTCTGCTTCAAGAGCCAACGTGAGGGCAAGCTTATAACGATCGGCACCAGGAGCATTTGCGTTTGATGAACCGATCGCGTTTGAAAGAAGTGATGAGTCAGCCGCAGAGTCAACAATCTCTTCTGAAGAAATCAAGCCAAGCTTAACCGTGCCGGATGGAATACCATATTTCTCAACGATGAGTGACTGAGACGTCGCAACGACAAAGTAACCCTTGATAAAGTAGATACCCTTATCGAGGTTGACTTTAGTACCAACACCAGAAGGTGCTGAGACCGCTGCAGTAACCGAACCAGTGACTGCATTACCACCATCAACAACGGCTGGGTTTTGGAAAGTGATTGTTTCACCTGCACCAAAACGTCCACCATTACCTGAACCGCCACCCGTATAACGAACGTAGATCGTATCAGGATCACTGCCATCAGCCGCAACCGCCTGAAGAAGGACAGCAGTCAGACCACTCGAGCCTTGAAGAGTCGCCCCTACCTGTAGGTTGGCCAAGACACCGGCACTGAGTTTAACATACTCATAGTTGGTATCGATCGTAACACCACCTGGAATGACCACAGTACCTTCGAGGAAGATATTCTGACCAAACCGTGCCATCTGATTTTGAAGGATCGTTTGAAGTTGTGTAAGTTCGCGAGCCTGTACAGCACGACCTGGACGGAACAAGAGCTTGTGAAAGCCCTTGTCGTCGTTAAAGTCGTCATAGTAAGGTGCGAGACTGAGATCGATAGCCATTGATTATTCTTTCACTTAGAATTGTACGACGAGTTTGATGTCTTCTGTTTGGTCAGCAGCACGGGAAACCGCAACACGGTTTTCGAGGTACAACATACGACCTGAGAAGTTATCAATGTCACGGACACCGATGTGGCCACCAGTGTCAATAGTACCACTCGAACCACCTGGTCCAGACAGCGCTTCACCGTCCGAGAACGCATCGAAGCCAGTCGTTTCGTCTTGAACATAGTAGACCCGTGTATTAGCTGAATCGTAATACAAGACATACGCTTGAGCAGTTGATGTTCCACCCGTGATAAGGTCATCAGGAATCCACGTTCCACCGGTAACGGTTACGAACGGCATTGCAGTACCTGTATCAGATGCGTACTTCAACTGAGTACCTGACGTATCCAGTGGGTTTTTGATAAGAGCCAACTGACGATAGTCGTTATTGATAACGAAGTCACCGCCTTGGTCAATACCATCAGCAACCTGAAGGATGACGTTGAACATAAGATAATGTGCCTGAAGATCAACGACTGGGTCATAACCAAACCCGCCCTTGACTGCAGAGAACTGAGGAGTCAGGACAGCGGTTGTACCTGCAGTCGACTGATCCACAGTAACACTTAAGTTAGTGTAACCATATCCACCGTCGCTGACGCTGACAGAGCTAACTGTACCAGATCCATCAGTTGACGCACTCGCAGCAGCTTCAAAACCATCACCCACAATGGTCAAAGCTAGAGTTGAACTGGCAGGATAGCTGGATCCAGCATTCGTAACAGCAACGCCGGTCAGTTCACGTCCAAGAGAGACTGGTGACAAGACAGGTGTAATAGAAGCTTCGGTTGAAGCAGAACCACCGGTCAGTACTGCTCGGGCATATGTGTAGCCAGAACCGACAGCGGTAACCGTGATACCGGTCAAAACTCCACCGGCGATTACTGCAGTAGCAGTCGCACCAGAACCATCACCTTCGATAGTAACAGTCGGAGCAGAACCGTAACCAGTACCACCTTCAACAATGTTGTAGTCCCAGATTTGACCAGCGGTTGCTGCTGCAGCAACACTCGAGTCACGAAGGACTGGCATAAAGTCAGAAGTCAGGAACTTATCACCTTGAGCACCCGTAATGGTATAAAGGTATTTCCACACGTAACCATCAGCACCTTCAGACGGGTTGCCTGTTGATGTACCTGTAGGTTCAACTGTAGACGCACCCGAACCGGCACGAAGGCAGATATACACATTAAAGGTCGACTGGTTCAATACATAGAACTGCTTAGTCGCCAGCGTTGGGTCGTTATTGTCCCAAGCAACATATGTGTTACCGCTTGTCCAGTTGTACCGAGCAACACAAGGAATGATGTCCGCAACCTTCTTCATCGACTGGAAGTTAAGGCGTGCGTTCATCTCATCCTGTGGATCGATGTTTGGAGCTGGTGGGTTTGTGTCGTTATCCCAAGCAGAAGCTCGGCCGACGGCGAGAAATATATCGTCAATACCAGAATCAATATCGCGCTTAGCGTATTGCAGGTTCTGGATCCTGAACTGATTGGTTATAATAGCTGTCATAATCTTTTCCGTGGGTGTGAATAGTTATTCTTATTTATACGCTTTCTTATACGGCCTCGACAATAATTCTAGCCGGTCTATGTAATGTTGTGTAACGCGATTCCGCACCAACAGGATCAAAGTCACTGATTGGCGTCTCATGGAAGTCATACACACGATATGTGGACAGTTGTAAGTTATTATTGATCTCAGCAAATGTGAAGTCATCGACCTGTCCGACACGTCCAAGGATCTTAAAGGCCTTCGTAATGATTTGTGGTGATACACCCATCGCATGAGCAGCAGCACCGAGAATAAGGATCTCAGCATCAAGTGTCTGGAAGCCAGGCTGAATCGTAGGTGAGTTAGTGGCGATGTTGTTGAAGTTACCAATGACACCTGACAACTCGACTTCACCGAATACCTTAAAGCCAGCAGCGTGAGCAGCCCGGTAGAATGTGTCACCCCAATCATCGATCGACTGTCCTGACCGTATCAGATACGAGAACGCTTGATAATAGAAGTCATCTTGTATAACTGCACGTGGCTCATCAATAAGACTTTTGACTGTGGTGTAACGAACTTGACTCTCGTCCCAGTCACCACCATCCACGATCAGCATATTCTCACGTGGATATACAACCTCAACATTCGTGTTAAGGAAAATCCTAAAGTACATCTCGACCGCAGCCCGTGTACCTTTTGCCTTGTACCAATATTCAAAGAGGCGAACCGCCGCCGTCTCATCGATACTAGAAAGGTCTGGTAGGGCAGCACCGTATTCCTTTGACGACAGTATTTGTGCGTATGCCTCTTCGGTGACATCAATGTTACGGATGTCCTTTAGTTTCTGAAGTAGATCACCGAAGCCAGCAGTGTCTTCAATATATTCGAAGTACTTCTCAAGGAACTCTACCAGTTGAGGGTATTCCTGTTGATAATAAGAAGGCGTAACAGCCGCAACTGGTGAGTGTACCAACTTACGGCTACCAGGCTTCTGGTCTCGAATTATATTGTCACGCTTATCAGCCATCTTTTTCTGCAGTCACTCGTGTTTTAGTTGTGTCTAAACGTAGTAGTATATTACGTATTGGATTAATCTTATTCTGGGACGCAGGTAATATTGAAATACGAATACCAATGTCAGAATCTTGTACTTGACTTGGTGCAAATGGTGTCAGACTAATAACGTTCCGTGTGTAATCGATAATACCAGCATCATCAACCACAATAATAGACTCACCCGCAGCTGATCTACGGTAGATCTCAAGTTGCTTCGTGCCGGTCTTGTTACGAAGGAAACACGTATACGCAACACCTTCGACGCTGTAAATAAAAGGATCAGAGTCGACGATATACGTTGCACTCGATGGCTCAGCAAACTTATTAGTGAACTCAACATCGTAACGTGTATTAACGCCGAGCTGCGCAGCAGTCGGCTTAACGCGACCCTGAAGACGTACAACCACATCCGAAGAAAGAATAGAATCATTTGACGCGTCAATCGTAGACGTCAGAACTGAACGGCGGAATGGCGATTGGAAACCAAGTAGGTTTTCTTCACCGTATGTCTCAATGACCCCAGCCACGTTTGACTCAAGAGTCTGTTCGGTCAGAGGCGTCTTCGCGTCGTCATAAACAAAGTTCGATGTGACTTCAAGGTACTGAATGATGGGATCTATGAGTACCGGAGTAACTGATAAAATGACACGATCGTTCAAGGTATTAGTTAGTAGTTGAGACTTCTGAGCGTCAGTCATTGCATCGACGCCAAAAGGCTTGACCGAGATAAACACTTTACCGAACTCAGGCGGATCTGCTTTTTCACCACCATAGACGTTTAACGATTCGACATACGTAACAGCGTTTTTGATTAATGCAGTGAAGTCAGACTCAGTGACAGCTCGGTCTTGAGATGCATAGCTCATAGGAGCATTAAAGCGAATAGACTCAAGTGTTTCCTTTTCGGCACCGCCTGTCGCAACCTGTACAATCGATGGAGTCAACGTAAGGCCTGCAATAGTATCAGATGTCGAGAACGTAGCAGCACCGTTAGGCGTAGCAGCATTCGACTGAAGATACTTGACCTCAATAACCGAACCTTCACCTGGAGCCTTACCGATAAGACCATCACCAAATGTCAGTTCGTAATAACCATTTGCTG